TAGAAGATTTCTTTAGTGGACTTTTAAAAATGTTTAATTTGACGTGCTATTCAACAGATGGATATAATTATACTACTCAAACTTTAGAGGATTATTACACAAGTGGAAACATTATAGATATTACCAAGTATGTTAAGTCTGATACTATTGCTTTAAATAGGGTAAAAACCTACAAAAAGATAAATTTTGAATATGAAAATTCGGAATCATTGGTAAATGTGGGTTACAAGTCTGCTAATAATATCGAATATGGCTCATTATTTTATGATACCAATAACGATGGTGAGGAATATTCTATTAAATTACCGTTTGAAGACTTAAATTTTAGCAATTTAAAAGATAAATTACAGGTTGGATATGCTTTAAAAACAGACTATCAAAAATACATTCCTAAACCTGTAATATTATATGATTACAACCCTACTGCATTAACATCATTGACTGGTACTACGTTCTATTTTTCAACTACACCCAACGGAAGTGGAACGGGATATACATCTTATAAGGCATTTGGGCAAGAATACACCGATGGAACAGATACATTTAGTTTGAATTTCAACGAACAACAAAGTACATTAACAAATGATGTAGTAACAAATAGTTTATATAATCAATACTACCAAAATTATTTGACTAATATATTTGATTCTAAGGCACGATTAATAAAAGTTAGTGCGATACTACCAACATCGCTATTAACTACGCTTAAATTAAACGATAGGCTTGTAATAAGGGATAAAAGGTATTTGATTAATACAATGACTACGGATTTGACCAGCGGAGAGGTGCAATTTGAATTATTAACAGATTTCAGAACGTTATGATAAAACACATTTTAGATTTATTGGCACTTGATGAATTTTACGGACAAAGTGAATTGATTGAAATAGCTAAAGGAAAGTACCAAAGACCAACGACATTTAAACAAGGATTTAATCAAATCAAAAGAGAATTAAAATGGCTGAAAAGAAAACAATAGAGTTAGAAATAAAATCAAATTTAGGTGATGCTGAAAAATCTCTTGGTAGTTTAAAATCCCAATTAAGACAGGCACAAAATGAAGTAGCTGCATTATCAGATAAATTTGGGGCAACATCTAAAGAAGCAATTGCCGCAGCAAAGAACGCTGCTATATTAGCTGATAAAATAGGAGACGCTAAATCCTTAACTGATGCCTTTAATCCTGATGCTAAATTTAGAGCATTAAGTGGGGCATTAACAGGAGTTGCTGGTGGATTTGCAGTTGTTACAGGTGCTTTAGGTGTGATGGGTAGTGAAAGCAAAGAAGTAGAAGAAGCTATTTTAAAAGTTCAATCTGCTATGGCTATTGCAAGTGGAGCTCAAGCAATAGGAGAAAGTGTTGATCAATTTAGACAATTAGGTGCAGTTGTTAGACAATATACAATAGTTCAAAAAGTAGTTACTGCTGGTCAATGGTTATGGAATGCTGCAATGGCTGCAAATCCAATTGGTTTGCTTGTAGCTGGTGTTGCTGCTTTAGTTGCAGGAGGAGTTGCATTAACAAATTATTTTATGTCAAATGCAGAAGCAGCAAAAATAAACACTGCTTCTATAAATGCAAATAAAACTGCGTTAAACAATCAATCTAAAACTGCTGATAGTGCTTCTAAATCATTACAAACAAATTCTGATTATCAATTAGCAATGGCTAAAGCATCAGGTGCTTCTACTGATGCAATTCGTAAATTAGAATTAAAATTAATTGATGAAAAAATAGCTTTTGCAAATTCAAGTAGAGAAATAGCTAAAAATACATATCATAAAAATTTAAATGCTTTAGCAAGTTTAAAAGCATCAGATGCTGATAGTGGAACAGTTGAAGCATCTAACCAATTACTATCTTCTTTAGCAGTTTTAAGAAATATATCTTATGTAAATCAAGGATATACACAACAAATAAACGCTGATAAATTTGTTAAATTAGGTGGTACTTCTGCTCAATATTTAATGGCAGATGGTTCTACTACAACAGGTGGCGGTGGCGGTGGTGGTGCAACTAATTTAGCATATACTGCAAGTCCAACTAATGGTATTGTTACAAGTGATACCGGAACAGATGCAACTATACCTTTAGCTGATGGTACAAATGCAGGTTTATTAACTCCTGCTGAAAAAACAAAAATATCAAATTCAGTTCCATATACAGGAGCAAATGCAAATGTTAATTTAGGTGAGTTTGGATTAACTGCTGGTCAAGTTACTTTAGATACAACTCCAACAGGAACTGCAACAGTAGCAACAACAAGATGGAATGATTCTTTTGGAGGTTCAGAAACTACTTTAAAAGGTGGAACAGTTGTTCTTAAAAATGGTGTTGATTTAGTTGCAAGAATTGTAAACAAGGTAACTCCAAATACTACACTAACAAAAGCAGCATATCAAGCAGTAAAAGTTGTTGGTGCAACAGGTCAAAGATTATCAGTTGAATTAGCACAAGGAGATAGTGATTTAAATAGTGCTGATACAATTGGATTGGTAACTGAAACAATTGCCACAAATCAAGAGGGATTCATAATCACAATGGGTCAACTTGAAAATATAAATACTACTGGGTCACTACAAGGCGAAACTTGGGCAGATGGTAATGTATTGTATTTAAGTCCAACGGTAGCAGGTAGATTGACAAATATTAAACCAACAGGTGCAACAGGTCATATAGTTGTTATTGGATATGTTGAATACGCTCACGCAAACAATGGAAAGATATATGTAAAAATAATGAACGGTTGGGAACTTGACGAGCTTCATAACGTATTTATAGACAATACTTTAGCTAATCAAGATTTCTTACAATATGAATCATCATCTGACCTTTGGAAAAATAAACCACTAACAGATACGTTAATTAAATCTAAATTAGGCATTACTACATTAAGTGGTTCTAATACAGGAGATAATGCAACCAATACTCAATATAGCGGATTAGCTGCATCAAAACAAGATACACTACAAAATACTGTAAACATAAAATCTATAAATGGACAAAGCATTGTTGGGAGTGGAAATGTAACAATTTCAGCAACAGTTGATGATTTAGATTATTTATTGACAACAAGTTTTAGAACATTATATAATTATTAAAAATAAGAAATTATGGCATTAACAGCAGGTCAAATTCCAGTTTTAGCAAACGTACCGAATAGTGGTGTAGGAGTTATTACAGGAACAACAATTGGAACTTTAGGTTCTGATACAAACGGAGTTACAATATATACAGCAGGTGCTTTAGGAGGTAGGGTGTTCACTCTTACAGGAGTTACAAGCTCAACTGTTACTGTAAATACCCACATATATATATTAAGAGGAACAACTGTAATCCCAGTTGGATTGTGTAATATACCAGTGTCTTCAGGTAACACATTAGCAGCGAGATACAATGTTGATTATCTTGATGGGGTAAACTTATTAGGACTTCCATTAGATAACACAGGGAAAAGATACATTCCGCTTTTAGGTGGGGACATATTAAAAGCATCCACTATTATTAATATTGCATCAGGTTCAGCTTGGCTTTCTGCTCACGGGGCTGACTATCAAATATAATATATGAAAATTAATAGTATTGATAATGGATTGACAAATGGACTAACTAATCCATCAACTTTTGTTGGAAATGCAAATGGTATGCAAAATTCTGAACAACAAATAAGTGATGTCAATACTTTTATTTTTACCGTTAGAACTACTGGTAGCAAGGCTATCGTACTACCTCTTGTATCAACTGGAACGTATGCTTTTTGGGTTGATTGGGGAGATGGAAATAAAGAATTTGTAAGGGCATTTTCTCAAATATATTCAGGAGAAACTACTGTAAGAACGCACACATATGCACTTGGATTAAAAGATTATACCATCAAAATAACTGGGATATGCAGAGGATGGTCATACGTTGCTGTTGCTTCTGAACAACCTAAACTTAGGTCTATACAGCAATTTGGATGTTTAGAATTAATAGATGATTTAGTTAACGGTCTGCAATTTGGTAATTGCGTTAATTTAGATTTATCAAAAGTTAAAGACAAATTAAGTACTAAATTTTTAACGTCTACAAATTCGCTTTTTTCATCTTGCTCAATCAATAAAATAAATTTAATAAATAATTGGGATATTTCTAAAATTACCAATATATCTGGCACGTTTGTGAATAGTGGCTTTAATGATGTAATTTCAAATTGGGACACGAGTAATGTAACTACTATGAATAGTATGTTTCAAGGTGCGTCATCATTTAATCAATATATTGGCAACTGGAATACAAGTAATGTAAACATTTTGTTTAATATGTTTGGAGGGGCAACAGTATTTAATCAAGATATAGGCAGTTGGAATACAAGTCAAGTAACTAATATGGGTAGTACTTTTTCGTTAGCTTCTGCATTTAACCAACCTATTGGCAGTTGGAATACAAGTTTAGTTACAAATATGTCCCAGATGTTTATAAGTGCAACAGCATTTAATCAAGATATAGGCAGTTGGGATGTTGGGTTAGTTACAAATTTTACAAATTTTATGTCAACTAAAACACCTGCAACATTTTCAGCAGCTAATTTAGATGCAATTTATAGTGGTTGGAGCAGCAGACCTTCGCAATTAAATTTAAGTATTTCTTTTGGAACTGCAAATTATACAACAGCAGGTGGTAGTGCAGGTAGAGCAATATTAGTAAGTCGTGGATGGACTATTGTTGATGGAGGAGGAATTTAAAAAACAAATAATATGAACAATTTTTATTTAGCACACAACGGAATAGATGTATTTCATTATGGAATCCTTCAAGAAAACCAAACTGTAACAACAGGACAGCCATTTCTTGAATATTTTGAAACAGAACAAAGTTTAATAGATAGACTTCTTGAATTAGGTCAAGAGTATATAAGTACAATTATTAATCAGTCACAGATATGAGTTTATTAACACAAGCTTCTTTAGTTTTAACACCTACTGCTTATAAAGCCAATAAGCTATATTCTGTTGTGCCTTCAAATGGTAATGGAGATATGGTAACAACAAGAGCAACAACTGCTACAAGAGTAAATAGTAGTGGTGTAATTGAATCTGTTGCAACGGGTATTCCAAGATTAGATTATACAGGAAGTGTTCCAAGTATATTATTAGAGCCACAAAGAACAAATAGAGTATTAAATAGTGCAACAGTTGTAACTCAAACAATAACTACAACTGCAGTAGCTAATACTTTATCATTTTATGGTACAGGAACAATAACTTTAAGTGGTACTTTTGCGGGTACATTAGTAGGTACAGGAGCATCAAATAGAGTTACTTTGACATTTACACCAACTGCTGGAAGTTTAGTTTTAACTGTTAGTGGAAGCTGCACTAATTACAATTCCATCTGTTTGTAAAGTTGATGAAGTTTGTAAACCAAAATAACTCGCTGCATCTCTAACTAAACTAAAATTATTAACAAGTTCAACAAACCAAGTACCTCCAGTACTTGTTATTAAATTATTTGTGTAAATATTATCTCTTGAAATTAAATCAGCATTCCTTGTAACTATACTTGTTGTTGTTGGAATATATGATGTAGCAGGTAATCCAAAAGATACACGAACATTAAAGCAAAAAGAAAGTTTATTATATTTGGTTAATCAAGCTAAAAAACAATTTCCTAATGCTATTGTTCAAGGGCATAAAGATTTTAAAGGTGTAAAAAAGGCTTGTCCAAGTTTTGATGCTAAAAACGAATACAAATGAAAAATGAAAATAGGAATTTTATATTGTTTTGGGTTTATGTAATAGTAGCATCAACTGTAATTACAATGTTTTCATCTTGCGGTACTCGTAAGGTAATTATAGATGAGGTTAAGAAGGATTCTTTGTCCCAAATTTCCACTAAAATAGTGACGAAAGAGGACATAAAGATTGAAACTAAAAACGACATTACAACTGATGAGTTTACTATTACTCCATTAGATACTTGCAAGGATATTGTAGTAAACGGTATAACGTATAAAAACGCTGTTTTAAGCTATAAAAAGACAAAAGACAACACTATACAAGTGCAAGATATAAAAGTGGCTAAAAACGAGTTAAAAGTACAAGACACAAAAGTAACACAAAACAGAAAAGTTAAAGATATAGAGAGAAAATCAAATCCAATGCTCAATCTATTGTGGTTATTAATTCCACTTTCTGCTTATGCAATATATAAATTTAAATTAATATAACAGATTATAATCTGTTAAAAAAATGTTTTCCTATACCCCCCCCTAAAAAACAAACTTCAAAATAGGGGGTATACCTTTTTTACTAAATTTTTTAAAAAAAAAGTAAAATATATATATAAAATAGTATATAGTAATAGTAGGAATTTTCCTATTGTTAATAAATATGTTATTTTGTCTTTGGATTTATTCTATATTTGGTTTATGATAGAAGAACAATTATTCAAGATATTAAAGGACCAACTATTCCCTGATTTATTAAAAGCTAAAAATCAAATGTCCCGGTGGGATTGTTATAGTCCATCTAAAAAATACCGGATTGAATTGAAGTGCCGGAAGGTACACTATCCAACTCTTTTATTGGAAAAGAAAAAATTTGATGCAATGATCCTGGAATCTGCAAAGCACAATGATATTCCATTATATATTAATTCAACTCCAAAAGGAATATTTATATTTAATCTTCTTAAAATAAATCCTATTTGGGAGATCAACTCAAAAAATCCTGCTACTACTAACTTTGGTTGTTATGATAGGGTTGAGAAGGAAGTTTGTTATTTAGATATTGCAGAAGCTAAAATGTTAAAGTTTTCATAATATTTTTTTTATTCCATTTATTACGTTTAGATTTGTCCTATAAATAATTTAAAACCTTAAAAAAATGGACAAACAAGAAATTTTAGCGAAATTAGAAATGTGTATTTACATTTTAGAAACAACGGACAATCTTTATGTGCGTAAACAATTAGAATTTATTGCTGAAGCATTAGTAAAAGATTGGAATCAATCGGAAGCATATGCTCAAGAAATTAGAGAAGTATTGAATTATGATGAAACTATGTCTAATCTAAATAATATATGGAAGAAATAATCCTACAACAGATAGAGTCTTTAGAGCTAATATTAAATAGCCAACAAAGAAGATTAGATATTGCTATAAATCATTTAAAGCAATTAGCTAAAATTGAATCAAATTTAATTACATTTGGTTCATTATCAAATCAGGACCAATTAGACAAAGAAATAATCCTTGAAAAATATTTATAATGAAGGAGATTAAAAAGTTTGACAAATGGATGAGAAAAACAGTACAATCCATTTACTACTACGATAATGAAAAAATGTGTAACGCATATCAAAAAATTAAAAAATGAGCAATAGAACAAAAGCAATAGAATCACTACCATACGACCAAAGGTCAGACGAATGGTTTAAAGCAAGGCACGGTAAATTTACTGCATCTACAATCCACAAACTTTTAGGAGCAAGAGGATTAGGTCAAACAGGAGAGACTTATGCAATAGAGAAGGCAATAGAGCAGTTATATGGTCAATTAGAAGAATCATATAGAGGACCAGATATGCAAAGAGGAGTAGATTTAGAACCTTATGCATTTGCTAAATTTAAAGAGCAGCATCCGGAAGCAAAAGAAGCGTTTATGTTCCCATATGGGGAACACTCTGGAGCTTCTCCTGATGGTGTAGTAGGTAAAGATGCAATCTTGGAAATTAAATGTCCGAGACCTGTTAAGTTTTTCAAGATTGTAGCTGATGAAAAGATTGATCCGGAATACATTGCACAAATGCAGTTCCAAATGTTATGTAGTAATTCATCTAAAGCCTATTTCTTTAACTATTGCGTTATTGATGGTGAGGAGTTCCATCATACAATTGAAGTGCCAAGAGATGAAGTTATGATTGATTTGATAAAAGATAGATTAGAACAGGCTATTGCAATTAAAGAAGCATATATTGAGAAGATAACTAATAACTTGCAACGATGAATCCAAAAGATAAAGCAAGAGAATTAGTATGTGATTTTTATGCAATACAATCAGATGAATATAATTATGGTATTAATTGGAAAATGGCTAAACAATGTGCATTAATAGCAGTTGATGAGATGATAGATTTTATGTTTTTATCGGAAAATGAGAATTCATTTTGGATAAATTATTATAATAAAGTAAAACAAGAAATAGAAAAATTATGATGAACTAGCACAAAATGTACAGATGCATAAGACTAATGGAGTTCCTGCAAGATAAGCCACGAAATATGCACACCATAGCAAAGTATCTCGATGTGAATAAAAGAACAGTTTACAGATATATTAAACTCTATGAAGCACTTGGATATATTGTAATAAAAGATAAATTTGATAAAATAAAACTATTAAAGACTTATGAACCCAAAAAGTAAGAACCAGGAGATGCACAAGTTATATTGCTTATGCAGTTTATTATTAGAGAGTTTAGATAGGTTAAAACCTACTACCGATAGGATGATTAAATACCAATCCGATTTGATTGGATTTTGTGAGGAATTAAATAATGTATTAGCAGATACTGCACCAATTCAAAGAAGCACGTATTTTCATAATATTACTAATAAAATTGATAGTATTTTAAGAAACGAATTTAATAAAGATATATAATGGCAGATATAACAATGTGCAATGGTAGAAATTGCGAATTAAGAGAAACCTGTTATCGCTATAAAGCAAATCCAAGTGAATATAGACAGTCATATTTTTGTGAAACACCAATTAAAAATGGTAAATGTGATCACTACTGGGAATGGTGTCCAAACTGTTATCAATATAATGGCACACATAAAATGAGTTGTCCAACACAAAAAATACAAATAAACTTATGAAAAAAAAATTTACAAATTGGCAGAGAATATTAAGGATTATGAACTTCAATTATAAAAGAGGTTTAAATTCTGAACGAGTAAACGAAATATATAGAAAAATTAATTTAATACGATTAGAAAAATGATACAGATAGCAGCAACGATTTTAGTAATGTTATGGTTAGGAATGGAAGCGGTTAAATATTATGGCGGAGAAGTTGTAATTGCCCCGATAAAAGGATTAATGTTTGGAGCTTTGTATAATAATGATGAAGGAGATGATGATACAGAACACACGGTCCAGTTATTATTTTTTATTTTTTCTGTTAATTTTATTTGGATAACTGAGAATTAAGTATTACATTTGTCAAGATGTTATGGGGGAGCATCATAATTTCCCCTACTAAATTTTATATGCTATGAGCAATAGAACACAAGTTTTCGCTGGAGGAAGTAAAAATCCAGCAACAAAGTTTTTAGATTGGAAATCTGACCAAAAAGGATTTTCTTATTACGACAAAGGATTAGCAAAAAATGTTGAAGTTCCGCTTCCATTTAAGTTTGTTTTCCTTGATGAATTATCAACTGTAAAAGGTTGGAATGATGCAAGTTCTTCAGGTATTTTCTCGAATGAAGTTAAGTACCTTTCTAAAGAACCAATGACCGTTAAGGCATTTAAAGGCGGAGAGATTGCAAAAGGATTGTACAATGAGATTAAAGAACGCGTTAAAAATGCGGGTGGACACTACTCAAAATCTATCTACATTATGTTAGAAGATGGTGCATTAGCTAACATCCAGTTAAAGGGTTCTGCTACCCAACAATGGGGAGAGTTTGTAAAAGCAAACAGACAAAGCATTACTCGTACTTGGGTTAATGTAAAAAACGCTACCGAGAATAAAAAAGGTAAAGTTGTATTCTCTATTCCAAACTTCACAATTGGTGCTGATATTGAGGATTTAGATGCAAGAGATGCTGATGCAAAGTTTGATGAGTTAGAAGCGTATCTTAAAACATATCTTGCTAAAGTTGATGTAGAGGATATTGATGTCGAAGCAGAAATTGAAGTAGACCTTCCGTTTTAATGTACTATTTATGCTTCCCATAAGAACAGCTATTTAGTCTTTTTTAATTACCCTCTTTTCGGAGAGGGTTTTTTATCCAACAAGTATAACATCCACATACTTTAAGAAATTAGGTGTAAAAACCATAAGAGCCTTAATGATTTGGAGTGGATGCCAATGAGTTAAGGCTCTTTAAATTATAATTATGAAAATATCAGTATTCAAAGATTTATTAAAATCAAAAGAAGTTCCATTTATCGTTCCAATCGAAAAGGTTGTGGCACGAATAAAAGAAG